TCTCCAGAACTAAATGTCGTTGTACCAACTGTTGTAATATTTTTTGTATCAATAGTTAAAGCTAAGTTAAATTCATCATTTTCAACATCATTTTGATTAAATATATAAGATTCAGATTCTTGCCAAGTCCCACTAAATAAAACACCTTCAGTAAGTTTTTGTCCTATAAAAGTGGCTGTTATTTTAGCTAATCTCTCTTCCCCACCATTTGCATTTGATATTTTCAAGGTCATTGAGTCAACAACCGCATTGGTCAAAATAAAACCATCTGAAGAAGGGTCATCAGCACCTTGAATGCCATATCCAGCTATTGTGAATAATAAACCTGTACTATAATTATTTATTGAATTAGTATTGTCAATAGTATAATCAATAGTATTATCATAAGGGTTCATTCTCTTAGGTGTATCAACGAATGTTTGATAGACTTGCTGTAAAGCCCCCATAAAAATGGCTGTTGCTACAACTGGTGTTGCGTAACATTCAATTTCAACTTTTGGCATTACTGCTGTTTTATTTGTTTTTGCTCTATCTTCTTCAATAAACATAGTATTTGAAGATATTGCATTTAGAGTATAATTTTCAATTGCGGGGTCAGGTTTTGGTGTTCCAACAACCCCTAATATTTCATAATAATTGGCTGTTGCATCTTGGACGTTTCCCCATCTATGCACAGATACAGTTCCATCACCAACAGGGTCATTTGTTCCTGTATTTGTGTGTGCACCTTCAGGCCTAAACGCATTTGTTTTTGTAGTATTTCCGCCATTTTAAGCCTCTACTTTTTTAGATTTCTTAACTTTTTTAATTTCCTTAACAACTTTTTTTGCTTCCTTAATGTCTTCTTTCAATTCAGGGACTTTGAAACTTCTTAATTTACTTATCATCATAGGGTCAGCAGTTGTGAATTTATTCTTAACAACTTTTTTTGCTCCCTTAATGTCTTCTTTCAATTCAGGGACTTTGAAACTTCTTAATTTACTTATCATCATAGGGTCAGCAGTTGTGAATTTACCCTCAATAGTATAATTTCTGTCCTTATGGGAAAACTTAAAAATATGCTTAGGATTAAAAGTTACAATTTCTTGTTTCATAAAATATTCTCCTTATTAAACTAAGATAGGGCTAATTTAATAGCCCATTTCTTAGCTAGGAATCAACGGAACTAACCGTTAGTCTTTAATTGTGCAATAGGAATACGTTTTGCTTCCCAAGCCAACGCCCAATTTGTACTTGTAGCATATTCAGCGTTAGTTGGAGATGTGCCAGCAGGACTTCCTGTGAAAGAACATCCAACAGGTGTAATAATGTTGTAGTTTCTTGTAATAAGTTGTGTAATACCAGAACCACCACCTGCTAAAGGTTCTCTATATAGTTCAACTGCAGGGGACTCCCCAACAATAGGAACAGGAGAATAACCAACTGAACCTCTACCAAATAGGTAAGAAGTATAAATGTAACCACTTGTACCACCAGCAACTTTTGGTAAAGCATCATCAACAATAACTTGCATACCTAAGTATGTAGGCATAAGTGTTGGATTTTGTACTGATGTTGGTACATAAGAAATTAAATCTAAAGCAACTAATCTTGAAAATGGTACAGAGTGCATTGCAATAGCCCCAAATTTGCTATATTGATCACCTAATAGAAATTGTGCATCAAGTACAGCAGAGCTACCAATAAGGTTATCTGCAGTAGCATTAACCCCGTCAGCAATAGCAATGTTATTAACATTAGCTGATAATGCAGTTATAAATGCACCCGTCAACATATTAACTAACATTAGTTGGTCTTGGTATGCCCAATAATCAACATAGCCATCTAATGCAGGTGTTAGAACATCTAAACCTGTTGATGTATATGTGATTAAATCAGGTGCTTTCCAAGAAGCGTTTCTATAGTTTTTACGTGCAATAGCTTTGTTACCTGACAAATCAAATGCAGATAATGTAGCAGTTGTATCAGTTCCAATAGTTGGTGCATCTGATGCAATTAGTTGATTAAAAGAAGGAACATTTACTATTGAACCAGGTTGAGTTGAAGCCATATTAAGTTCAGGCGTCATAACTGCAACACCTGATTTAATTAGAGAGGACTTCTCAAGCATTTTTAATAGAAAATATTTTGAGCTTATCTCGGGGGAGAAAAAGTCTGAAATTGTAGTAGCCATTTTAGGACTCCTTATAAATAATAATTAAAGTGATAATTAAATATTATAAGAATTATTCAGTTTTTGCGTGGTCTGCCCACGATTCTTTTTTATATTTAGGGTTAAATTACAAAATAAAAAATAATTATGCAAGTGTTTTAACATTTGCATACAAATCATATTGCTTCTTTTCTTAATTTCTCTGCTAATGCTGGATTTTCAGCTTGCATTCGCATTTGCTTAATCATATCCCAACTTTTTATTGAAAATGGATTGTCTTTTGTGTTTATAGTATTAACACTGCCATTCCCGACATTTGGGACTTTATCTTTGGGTGTAAACAAATAATCATTGTTTGTTTTAATAGTTTCAATCTGCTCTTTCAAACCTACAACCCCATTATCTGATATTGTTATTATCTTATCGTCTAATAAGGCTTTTACTGCTTTAGTATTTCTTGCTCCAGCTTCGTGCAATGCTAAATCTATTGCATAATCTTTTTGCATTGCAATTAGTTTACCATTATATTCATCAACTGTTTTTGTTAGTATTTCTTGCTCCAGCTTCGTGCAATGCTAAATCTATTGCATAATCTTTTTGCATTGCAATTAGTTTACCATTATATTCATCAACTGTTTTTGTATGGTTTGATGTGAGCTCATTCAACTTATTTTGTAGTTCTTCCGCAGTGCCTTTGTTATTCTTTAATGATTCAACATCCTTAACAAGGTCATCATTGATTTTCTGCAAATCATTTCTTTGTTGAATAATATCATTTAATCTTTGCTTAGGTACAAAATCATCTTTACCATCCGCTATAATGATATGTTTATCTTTTACTTTTTCTTGAATTTGTGAAAATATTTCATCACCAAGTATTTCTTTTAGTTCCATTTTGATTTCCTTAAGTTGTTGCGTTTAACTTTTTAACTTCTGTATCTTTTTCTAAATTACGTTTTTCGTATTTAGCCTTATATAGTTCTTTGTCTTGGTTAGTAATACTATTTGATGCTATTGGGTTATTTTTTAAGTATTCTAAATTTGCATCTAATATTTCTTGTGCTATTTTTTCGGATTTAATATCAATATTATCTTCAATCACCCATTGTAAAGGCGTACCCATTCCACGAGCTTCCCGCTCTTTTCTATCAAACCATAAATCACTTTGACTTAATGTGCTTTCCAATGGTGGAAAATCCACCATAAGTTGGGCTTCATCTGGTATTACAATTAACTTTTCAGTCCCACTATAATTACTTTGGACTAAAACATTATTCATTTTCTTAATCAATAGAAATCTATCTTGTTCATATTTCAAACAAGCATCAAGGTCGTCTTTTCTTAATTCAGATTGTTCATGTAAGGATATTGTTCTACTAAAACCAGATTCCACTTTTACATCAGAACTCACACTATTAGGGTTTAATCCAAATACATTAGCTAATGCACGTATTTTAAAGTCAATAGCATTTGTTACTGCCACTATTTGAGGATTAGTTGATATATATTTCAAACTCGGAGGTACTCTATCACTTAAACCATTAGTTTCAATATTTAAGATATTACCTCTACCAGCTTTTACACTTCTTGTAGCATCTTCCGGGGATGCGTCTTGATTTGAAACCAACTCACCTAAGTTTACACCAAATAAAGCACCAGCAGTACCTAATATAATATCATCATAATTTAATTTAGTAAGTAAAACATTTATTATTTCATTTTCATCTATTAGTAAATTCTGTCCCTCCCCCCAAAAATCATTTTCATCAATTAGTCTAAATACTACATAAGGCAAAACACCATATATATTATTTGTGCTATTGTTTCCAGGCAATGGTGTTTTAGTGTCATTATCTGAATCTATCATATATATTTCATTTTCAGTGTATATAACAGTATATAGTTTATCACCAAAGTATTTAGAATAACTAATTTGTTTTGGTAATAATGTATCAAAATCATCTGCTATAACATCATAAACTGCGGAGGAGTTTGTTTTTTGCTTAAATCTACCAGTTTTATCATCAAAGTAAATATATGGCAAAACAGTATTCTGTAACTTAGCCAATCTATGTGTAAATTTATCAATCTTGTTAATATCAAGTGGAAGTATATTCTGATAGTATTCCGTTAATTTTGCATTTTTCTTTCCATTAACATAAATACTTCTATGTGCAGGCTCTTTATAAATTACGGCTAATTGGTTAATGAATCGTTTTGTAATATTTAACAATGATTTTTGCATTTGACTGACTGTTGAAGAATCCCAAGTCTTTTTTAGGGCTTTACCCAAATATTCCCTCAAAGTGTCTCTATTGCCAATATAATAATCATATTGCCTGGACTGCTCCAAAACCCGATAAACATTGTTCATATCCAATCTATCTTGGATAGCGTTTATATTTTGAAATCCTTTAACAAAGTTATTTATTTGATTAAGCACGCCCAACCTCAGCTTTTATGTTAATATTTGTATTTCTTATAGACTCTTCCAATTTCTTGCCAATAATGTCTTTAATATCTTTCTGGATAATCTCCGAGTTGCTTGCACTTAACATCAATAACCTTCTTCCCAAACCAGCATTTGTATCTAATTTATGTTCCTGGCTTTTATCAAATGTTATCTCTACTTTCAATGGGGATATTGTTCCAACTCTCAGTGTACTGAACAATTTACCAGTTAATTCCATATTAACACTACTAACAAAATTTGATATTTGACCTATGCTCCTATAAGCCCAATTCAATTTATCTCTTTTATATTGCTCACTTTTATAGGTATCACTGCCATTCTGCATCAAACCACTTGATGCATCTTTCCTTATAAGGCTAACAATTTTATCCCCAATAACCTTAAGATTTATCATATTTGCTAATATAGGTATCATATAGACTAAAATTACAAATTTTTTATATTATTGTCAAATTATTGTGGTTTTGTTATTGCCTTGAATAGGATGTCTATAATGGCTATAATAGTCAACAGCTCTATTCCCATGTCCTATAATGTCATTCTGGCTAACATCCATTCCATCCTTAATCCACTCACATCTAATCCAATCATTTACCAAATTACTACAAGTCGTTGGGTTAACAAATAACCTATGCTCCCCTTTGGCATTCATTAACAATGCATTTGTCGCCGCAACCGTATCTCTTATTGATTTAACAGGTTTTATCTCAAACTTAACATTGTACATTTTGAACTTATCCTGTATTATCATCCAATCTGACACCGATGAGTTGCTTGTCATTTTAGTTCCACTATAATCACCAAAAAATGTTATTCGTTTGTTCTTATTAAACCCCATTATATTTAACTTATGTAGTAATATCTTACTCGTCTCTTCCGTATTTATAAACTGATGACTGAGCATATCAAATATCTCAATCCTATTACCTACTTCTTGTGCCAAACACCATACCATTGGTTTCTCACTAGCATTAAAATCACAAAATACTAACAGCTCCTTAGCCTCTGGTCTATATCTTATTGTATAGTCTTTGTTAGCATCACTAAATGCATAATATGGCAAACTTGTTAAACTCCCAAAGGACGCTAAATACTGTTGCTTATATGTTGCTTCATCAAGATTAGCCTTAGCCGACTCTATCTGCTTTTCACTCAATATATCTTCTGCAGACCAATGATATGACTGCCAGTCACTAAATAACCCACTTTTACCTCTCTCAAACAAATCATACAAGAAATTCTTACCTGTAGGTCTTGACAAAACAATAAAAAACCCCTCATTATCGTTCAACATAGGCTCTAACGTTTGTAAGTAAACATCTTCACTCAAAAATGTAGCTTCATCCACAATAGCCCCATTTATCATTATTCCTTCAACTCTACTTGATGCTTCTCCACTAAATAGTATCAATTTAGTATCATTTATCAAGGTTATGGTCTGTTCCATTATGGAAATCTTCTTTACAAAATCCTCAGGTAACAAATCAATCAAATCTTGCCACCAAATACGCTTTGTTTGTGCTGTGGTTGGACTACCTACTAAGTATGTTTGGTTTGGGGTTTTTATGGATTTGTGAATTATATATCTCTTTATGGT